CGCTAGACCACATTAAGCATAGTATAAAAAAGAATGGGCAATACAAAAAACTCGTCATTGCTAAAGACAGCACAATAATTGGTTCGGAAGCAAAAAGAAAATGAATGACATGGCATTGGCTCAAGCTATAAAGTTGGTGTCGCTATGAATATCTTAGTTGTTAACACACCGCTTGTGAAAGTAATTGATACAGGAAAAGAATATCAAATGCTAATTTACGCAAAGGACACATCAGTTATCGAACACGAACCCTTCAAGCGGAGTCTTGAGGGGTTGGTTGCGGCTATAAGTTTGTCGGCTGAAATATGCGCTGGGAAATTTTATCTCAGAGGCATCAGTAAAATCAGCATGATCGACGGAGTGAAGCGTCTTGACTCGACAGAGGTTAAAAAGTGAGAACCATAACTTTACCAACAAACCCAAGTCGCCAGGAGCAGTCATCAATCAACCTGCCAATTAGAGGCCCGTTCGTGAGGATTTCACAATTTGAGCCGGTTGACTACAAAATGAGCTGGCAAGATTTCTTGTGGAAATATAAGGACTATGTTACCGATGTTTTTGATCTAGAGTTCACAGAGACTTGTTATCAAGAAGGACCAAGCCACACTATTTCAATCGCTGGGTATTACTGGGACACCAGCGGATAAGGAGAAAAAATGACATCTTTTAAAGCAAAATGTACAGACTCGTCCGGATATGTTTATAAATTAACGGAAGGTAAAGTTTATGACATTCTAGAAGAGCAAGAAGGTATTTTTAAAAAAAATCCGTACTACATATTCATAGACGACAATGGTAAAAAAGCTGCGAGCCATAAACACCGATTTGAAAAAATAGAGGAGCTACACAATGAACCCACTTGATCTTTTGAAGTTTAAACTTAAGGCCGACAAACAACTGCATCTAAGCGAATTTGAGTCTGAGCTGCTGATTAAATATCTTGAGGAGCTTGAAAAAAATATTGAGGCAAAAGATGGCCTTATCAAAATTTGTCTTGATAAATTAAAATACAGCTACTAAGAAAGGAATTTGACATGGCATTTTATAACGCGAAAATGAAAACAATAGAGGCACATCAGTTTTTTGTAAGTAATTGGAAAGAACTTCCTAACGATGTTCTAGAGTTTATTTATAAAAACGCTGTCCAGGAAGGTGATTTTATTGTAAAAAAGGATAATGTTTTTTTCAGGATTTCAGCCAAAGAATTTCTTGATGTCTTTGAACCTGTCCAAACCCCAATTTAACAAAGGAGAACAAAATGGAACAAACTAGCACAAATCTTTTTCCCAAAAAGAAAAATAAAAAAGAACCTGAGATCATGCAGAACTTTACAATGCCAAGGCATTTAAAAGAAAAGCTTTTGAAGAAACTTAAGTCAGAAAACATACGAATCAGAGACTTTTTTAATCACGTCGTTGAGCAATATGTTTCCCAAAAATAAGCGCATTGAAAATAGGGAGCTTCTTAATTCTTATTACGGCATGAGATGTCTTGCCTGTCGATTTCGAGGCTGCGACCCACACCATTTGATTTCCAGGGGAGCTGGTGGACCGGACGAAGTTTGGAATATTCTACCAGTTTGTAGAATCCATCATGCTGAAATTCATGTTGTTGGGCTGGAAAAAATGGCAGCAAAACACATTTTGATTTTTAATTTCCTCAAATCGCATGGATGGAAATTCGATAACTATGAATGGGTAAGACCTCAAGCCCTGCGGTAACCTAAGACGCTGCTTCTCAAGTAATTAGATTGGCAAACCATGTTTGATTGATTGCCGCCTATTACTTTTATAAAAATGTCGTACCATTTAGGAGTCTTTGCAACAAAGCCAACATGACCAGAGATGCCGTTATTGCCTCTTTTAAAGACCACTATGTCGCCCGCTTGTGGGACTTCAGCTTTATTGCCCCATATTAGCCAAGACCTCGCCATGGCACTGTCTGTGCCTTTTCCCCTAGCTTTAGTTATGCACCAATTTACAAAGGCAGAGCACCATGCAATTTCGTCGTGAGTCGCTTTCAATTTACATGATGAATGGTATTCAATAATTCTAGGGTTGTCTTTTGCCCCTGCTATTTCTTTTTGACCGATTTCTTTTATAGCCAAAGCAAAGGCCGTCTGCTGCATTGTTGGTTTAATTACTGGATCCATTTTGAAAATACCTTTTTTTCCTTTGCCCAATCCCAGATGTCATCTATCCAGCTAAATAAAAGCTGTGTGTCGGATGGCTTAAAGCCGCCAACAAGATTGCAATAGTATTGTGGAACTCTTTGTTGATATTTAATTTTTAGAGGATGATGTGTTTCAACCGTAAAATGAAGGCACGCAATCTCTGTCGCATCTTCATTGTCACTTAGAAGTTTATCCATGTTTATGACATATTTACTAAAATGGTTCATGGCTGTTTTGTAGTAGCTAGATGATTTTTCACGCTCTTCCAAATTTTGAATGTTGCTAATTACAAACTCAGGAATAAGAACTGAATAATAGTTTTTAATTTGTGTCGGAAATTTAGGTGCGCTCGGACCACAACCTGTCAGAAGAAAACTAACGGCCAGAATTAATAGCGTCTTCATATTTTTTCCCAACGTCGTCTATCTTTGGATCTGTACTTGTGGCAATAGTGTTTAGTTCGTCGAGTGCTTTTTTCTGTTCGTTGGTGCGTTTTAGTTTTTTGAAATAATCAACACCCATATCATACAAATATATTAGCCACTTGACAATAAAACTGCCACCGTACTGAAGCAAATTTGCGATGATTAGTCTCAGTACGGTGTTTATCATACTAGCCCTCTTTACCGTCAATTTTTTCAGCTTGAGCTAACAAAAACTTCTTGACGATTTTTTCAATCTCAGGCTGGGCTGCCTCAAGAACTACGTCATCAAGTCCACCGGGAATTAATTCCTTAAGTTTTTCGATAATTTCTTCTACACAAGGAGCAACGTACTTTTCAATACCTGCCTCTACTGCTACTTCCACACCCTCTAAAATTTCTTGCTTGTCCATGTTTCCTCCTTAGAAAACTTTGTTTAAAATAAACTGTGTCACCATACCAACAACAGCACTCACGACCAGTGTAGCACCGGCTAGCTTATATCTCCAAGCTAAAAGTTCATCTAGCTTTTCGTCGTGATCCTCTAGCTTTGACATCAATAGTTGAAACGCTTGATTGTCCATATAGCCCCTACTGTTGTAAATTTATACGGATTAAGTGTTTTAGTATTCTGTTCTGTAATTGCATAACTGTCTTTAATTGTGCAGCCGTAGAAACATTGCTGAAATCAACAGCGTTTAGTTGAGCTATGATGTCTTCAGCGTCCACTTTCTTTGCAAGCTTATCAGCTTCTTCTGCGGCAAGCTCTGCCGTGATATCTTGTGAGCTGACAACGTGACCAACAGGAAAGAATTTCGTATGAGATGATACCCACTCATCGGCTATTACTTGAGTCTTGAAAACGCCCTCATTCGTAACAACACCATCTTTTTTAATTTGGACTCTGACCGTGGCATTTGCCAGGTTTACTAAAAACAATACCGTAAATATTAAAACTAATTTCATATCAACCCCTATTCGCTTACTTTAGTAATAGTTAAATGATTGTAGTCAGTGGCGGCAATAAGAGTAGCATTTCCAGCAGTTCTATTGTGCCCAGCACCAACCGCTATCGTTTGACCTTTGCTTAAATTAAACGAAGCAGAAATAGTATTTTCTACATATCCAGTGAACGCACCTTGTATTGAGCTTCCATTTTGTTTAACTTGTGTCCCGTCGATTTTAATAACTAGCCAATGTTGATTTGATGCAACCCAGGCTAAATTATCGTAAGTGATTTGTGCGGTCACTACATACTTTCCATTTTCTGGCACAGTATAAACACCAGTCGAAGTATTGTAGGTTCCGTAAGGTGTCTCATGATCCATTGAAGTAAATGGTATAGCTACATAAGCCCCTGAATTAGAAATAGAAAGACCGGATGAATCTTTAAACTCTATTCCTGTAGTGTATCCACTGACAAGATTTCCAAAGTTACCAACGCTTAGCTGACTTGGAGTGGTTGCCCACGTTCCAGGAGTTGCTTGAGTGTTAAGCAATTTACCGATGAGTCTAAACGGCACGTTAGTTCTAGCCGTCGCTGAATACATGACAGTCGATGAGTCTGCCGCTCCAGCCCCACCCTCTGCTGTTGTGGTAACAGTAGGTCTTGTCTCATCAAAAAGAGTCTGAGAGACTGCCAGCTCTAAAGTTCCAGAATTGTCGATTAAGTAAACCCAAAGGCTTGCGACCTCTGCGGCAATCTGACCGAGTGTTGAACCAGAAGATACCACTAGAGATAATGCACCAGTGATTGATCTTTGATTGTAGGTTCCTGTTGCCGCAGTAGCATTTCGCATACCAACTAATACAGGGGATCCAGCACTCGGATCACTCCCTGCTTTGTCTTTGATAGCAATTGTCAATGCACTTGCGCCGACAGATGAAGCAAGAGATAGATTTGAAATCTCATAAGACTGGTCTCTGCCTCCAGAGTTATTAACCCAAGTCGGAGCTGCCGCACCATTAGATTGTAAAATCTGGCCCGAAGTTCCAGCCGCAGTAACTTCCATTGAGTCGGCATCACTCCAGATAATGCCGCCATTTACGGCGGTCATATTCTTGTTCGACCCACCGTTAGCTAACGCTAATATTCCAGAGACATCGGTAGCTAGTGCGACTTGATCGAACGACACTGTAGTGCCATCAGTCCTTAGGACTCTATTTGCAACAGCTCCAGAAGTTAGCGCAGGAACGCTTGAGGAATTAGTAACTAAAGCAGAAGTTGCAGCCGTTGTGATCTCACCAATTACATTTGTGGCTGATGAGTATAAAATCTGATTAGCTGTTGTAGATGATGGATAGGTAGCTGAAGTCCAGGTTGGAGCAGCATTGTTATTTGACCGTAATATCTGACCGACGTTACCAACAGAAGTTTGTTCCATCGAATTTGAATCAAAATAAATTACAGCACCGGAGCCAGGGCTAAAGTTTTTGTTGGTTCCACCTCTAGATAATGCAAGCGTAGCTTCAGTAGCTAAAATTCCATCTGCTCCTGTTATCACAGCCTGACTTGCACTTGGAGCAAACCATGTCGGAGTCCCTGAACCACCAGAGACTAACGCCTGTCCTGCTACCCCAACAGCACTAAGCTCTAACGAGTCAGCGTCAGAGAAAGCAACAGCTCCAGCACTAGCTGTCATTACCGTATTAGTTCCACCATTAGCCATTGGCACAGCTCCGATAATATCAACCGGAGCATTAACCATTGATAGTAAATCGTTTGTTACCCATTGCCCAGAATTAGAGTTATTATTTAAAAGTCTGGCCGCTGAAGTGTGCCCAGAAACGCTAGTAAGTAGTGGCTGTGCCTCATGGCTTTCTATTCCAACATCTTCCGTTGCAGCGTTTATAATTGTGAATCTTTTTCCAATAGGCAAAAGTGAAGCATTTGGAAGCCGTATATTTTTTGTCCCGTACGTATAAGTAAACTCAGATCCAGGTGGAGTAAAGTTAGCTGTGTAAATCGCTTTACGACTGAGCCGCATTTCATCCAAATAACCCGGGAAGTAGTAGGTAGCATTAGATCCCCACACTCCGATATAAGCTGTAGATCCTTCATCCGGCCACACTCCGTATTGTGTTGACGTATTATTTGCAACACCGTCTATGTAGCACGTTATCAAGCCCCCTTGTCGTACAATAGCTATGTGATACCATTGGTCTTCATCAAAAGTATAAAGACATTGTAAAAGTCCACCTGAAGACTGGAACTCTAAACCTATATCTCTTATTGAGACGTAGTTATTTCCAAGGTCTCCAGAAAAGATCATCTGGTAATTTGCTTGAGGTTCTGTCAGTCGCATCCAAACTTCAAACGTAAAATCTTGATCTGCTAAAATATTTATCGCATCAGATGGCATCGTTGCATAATCGTCTATGCCGTCTAACAAAAGACTTGATCCACCAAACACATATTCAGTTGTTGAAATAGCCGCGCCATCATGAGCAGTTACTACGTTTCCAACCTCATCAACTATCGTTGTATCGCCATCAAAACTATCATAATGCATCAGCATTTTAGTAAATGATGGTATGATCTCCATAACTTCGGGGCTAGTAGCTGTCAGTGTAGTAAGCTCTCCGTCTGTTTCAACGTAAGTGACTTGCTCGTAAGAGCTGCCTGTGCCTCCGATAACTCTCCATCTTGATGAGTTCGTATCATAACTTAAAAATAAACTTTGCCCGTCTGCTATTTGCAAATCGCTCGCGGTGCCTGTACTAATTCTATTAGCCGCTGTTGCCGAGTTCGATTCATTTAATACGGTTAGTAATCCCCCAGTGCCATTTACGAAAATTAAAACCTTAGACTCAACCTGAGTGATTCCAGCGATGGATGTCAGAGATACATTTGATACTTTTACATTAGATGTAGTTGGCGTAATTGTCTGCGCTGCACCAGTAGAAGTAGAGTCTATTCCCTGCGCCCAAATTAAATATCCCTCAAAACCTACAGGTCCAGTGAACACCGGCGACTCTATCGGTGCGAAAGTTTCAGCGATTAGAGGAACGTTAACAATATCAAAAATAGTAAGCCTTTTTGTGATTCCGGTCCCAGCAGAAACGAAAGGGAAAGAGTCATTTATCCCAACAGCAGCACCAGACCCCAAAGGAAGTTGTGAGATCTTAACATCAGCTATTGCTGAGATTGCAAAAAGTAAAATAAATATTAAAGCGTTTCTCATTTTTACCCCTTAAAGCTTAATAATGTAATTACAGATAATCGAAGGTTGTGTATTCTGATGGGCGTCGTCTCCACCTTCAGTATTAATTATGTCACCTGAAACCCCAGTGCTAAACGAGTCTCCAAATCCACCAGAACCAGCACCCGTCGGACCACCAGAGCCAGCCGGTCTTGAATAAGTATGACTATGATCTCCACCTCCATGATTATGTGACGGCAATTCTGCGAGTGATAACGTGTGATTTTGTTCGCCACCACTTTCCCCAAGAGTTACACCGTCGATTCCAGAGCCAGCAGTTGTGATTCTGCTAGCGGCTGTGCCACCTAAATCATCTTTTCCAACAGATACGCGTCCTCGTTTATCAATTACGGACAGTGCTTTGTTAGCTGCGAAATCTGCCGCTGCGCTCGCGCCCCTTATCGAAGCAACGCCACCACTTGTGTAAATTGGCAAGAGTGTATTTGAATATGCGTTCCACAAAAGAGTGAAAAGTTCTTCAGTATCCGCATTAGCTCGCTCTGTAGCATTTGATGAGGCGTTTCCTATGGTCTTTCCAGAGGCCCAAACATAACCAGCTGGCAATGCTGTACCCCAGAAATCTTTTCCTGTTCCTGTCGCCTCTGTGCTAAACGGCCTCCAGAAAGCAGTATCACTAACCGAATTTCCCTCATTATCATCCTGAATTGATCTGTACAATGTTCCAGAGTCATTCACTATTGAACCAATAAAATAAATAGTATCAGCATCCCATTCCGCAACCCCTTGCTGCATTAAGTATGCTAGCTGGTAAGTTTGCACGAAATGGACGGCGTTCATATCTTCAATCGCAGGAGCATTGCCTCCGATCACAGCGTCGAACCAACCAGTCAACCAATTCGATAATGACTGAGCTTCTTCTGGGTCTGTAGTTGATGCGGCAGAGCCAGCGAATAGAGATCCAAATTTTCCAATTTGATCTACCCCAGCATCTATTCCGAAAATTCTTTGAGCAACTTTAGTTAACTTTGCCATTATCCTACCCCTGCATAACTCAACCACGGAGAATTGAGATTGTAAAATGAATAACTATTAAACGGTGAAACAACTGTACTTGGAGAATCGTAACTTACAAACCCAAAATAAGGAAATGCTATGTCTGGGTAAATTACAACAGAAATCTGTACGGCCATTGGCTTTGGTAAATACCCACCAGTCACCAATAACTCTAAAAGGTCTGATGTTCCCAAAGTTTCCTTAATTACATAGTTTAAACCCATTACCTGGTTGTCTGAAATATAAATTTGACCAGGAAATGCCGCAGCTAATAATGACTGAATTGTGTAAAGAGAACTGCCAGACATATTAGCAATCAAGACCATTTTAATTAAAACACGATAATCTGAATCAACTAGACTAATAGGCCCCGATAACCCATTTCCATACCTTGTGACGCCAACATATTTTCCTAAAGTGTCTAATTGTACCCCAACAGCGGTCTCTAAATTAAAAGCGTTCTGCACTTCTATTGGAACTTGGTCGATGAATACAGGTGTCACAATGGCCTCAATAGTTGCTACTGCCCGTGCCATTTCATGGTATTGCATGATTAGTAAATTGCTGTAATATTCTGCAAGCTCTTGTGTCGTCATTAAATCCTTTTATAGCTAGCTGTCATCCCTATGTCGTCATCTGTAGTATTATGGATAATAGCAGTCCTGTCATCCCAATGCGAATGAATATTCCCCACCTGCATTGGAATCCACGTTCTAAATACATCAGGTCTAGGTTTTGTCCTTACCTTCTTAATAATTACGTCTGGGTAACACGCTGCAATCCAACTTGGACCAGAGTCTAGACCTATTATCATTCGTGATTCTGAAATTATCTTAACTAAATCCCATACATCGGGTGTCTCTATTTTAGGCAGACCAGTATCCACTCCACCACAAATTTGATACAAATCACAATATTTATACTTTTTTAGAACGTGCTCTATGATTTTATCCGGCATTTTGCCGTGACTCTTGCCCTCTACCTGTAGAAGAATTTTTGTTCTCTTTGAAAACGGATAGTCTTCATGTATGTAAAGCCGTGGAAATTTATTAAAGACTTTTGCTCCAAAAATAGATGCGTGCCTTTCCGCTAAAGATAAATACACTCCATCTTTATTCGTACTGGGCCGCTCTGTTGGAATAGGTTGCGGGTCTCTGTAGTTCCATAATTCTACTGTTTTTGATAATAGTTTTACTTTTTTCTCGACGTAAGGATTATGGTCAAATACCCAATGATTGTTTGTATCAATCAATTTTTTTTTGAATGTCTTGTAATAGTTCTCCGGCACAGACGTAAACTGTATTGCATCACCTATGCCTATGGTCTTTTTAAGAGAAAATCCTATCATATTAAGTTATGTCCACATCAACTTCTGTGTAATTTGCTAGCGCATCCGTTACTCTAATTGTGTCCGTAACAGATGGAGTTGTGCCTGAAGTATAAAGACCAGTTGATCCATTGATCGAGCCTCCAGAATTATTTACTTCTATCGTGTAAGTGTATGCACCGAAGCCACCTAAAGCAGAGAATTGGATTTCTTCTTCTGTTCCGATTGGGTCTGGAGCCACTGGGTTAAGGATAATTGGTAGGATAATAATATTTGCTTCCTCAACAACGAACTGTTTATTTTTCGCTGATGGCGTGAGCGTGTTTGTATAAGCTCCACCGGAAGAAAGTGAAAATCCTGCTGAAGTTACTAGCGTATTATTATCAATGGCCTGGACTGCCGTTGCTAGATCATTAATGTTTACCTGTTCATAAACACCAGGAACAAAACTTGTTACCAAGCCTTCTCGTATTGCTTCAATGTTTGGTGGGTTAATTCCATCGAGTGAGGTGGCTGTAAATTTAATAAATAAGTCTTCTGATTCCACTATGTCCCATCGAATAGTAAATGAAGAACCATCAGCTTGCGAAACAATATAAGTCTGGTCGCCCTTCATTCCACAGCCGGCATTTCTTTTTGTGTAAATTGCATTTGCAATAGACGCAGCCGCCGCGCTTCCTGAAGTTATAATCCATATTGAGTGACTAGGTACACCGTCTCCATCCGTGGATCCGGTGTTGTTTTCATATACTATTACGGAAACCATGCCAGCTATGTTTTCTAGAGCGGCTATTAGGCCGTCCAGATAACCTTGAGATGCAAGAGCAACAGATTTTTGTCTACGAATCCTTAGCTCTGCGTCTGACTCCTCATTGATGCCTATGGTTGTATATGTAGTTGGATTATTTATTGATGAAATACCTAGCACAATCGTCACCGGAGTTGTTATTGTATTCGGCACGGAGTACACTTCTCCTGGCTCTACTGCTTGAAATGCTAGGACATTAGTCCCTGCGCCGCCAAAAACAATGCTCTCAAGCAGCTCCCATTTATTTCCTTGGCTGTCTGATACTGTGTATGGGTCGAATAAATCTTGGTCTATGCCATAAATATTTAATGCCTGTGTAATTACTAAAGTAATATTTGTTACTGTGTGAGTTCCCGCTTGTCTTTGGATTCCGTTAATTGCCACACGCTGATCTAGGACATTACCGATTGCTAGGTCAGGGTCAAAAGAATTGTAAATCTGGGTAAGTAATTCTTGGAGATCAATAACAGACTGAATGAAAATCATCATCATCTGACCGTCTGGTGAGTCTTGATTTAGGTTAATGTCTGCACCGTATATTGACTGAAATTGTGCTGTGTAATACTCCACCAGCTCTGCTTGAGTGGAAGTGACTAAACCTGTAGCTCCGATTGAATTAGACATTTTTAAATCCTATCCTGCGTTGATGGCATCGCCATCCTCGGTTATGATAACAAACCCATCTTCTGTCAAAAGAGCCTGAGTGATTGATTGAATTGGTGCCGTTATATTTCTTTGAGAATAAACTGTCTCGACGGTGTACTGTATTCTTAGCTCCCTAGTTGATAAAAGAGTCACGCTAGAACTGATAATGCCTGTCACACCTTCGGTATTAAAAATAACAGCCCTTACCGCAAGCTCTATGGCTAACTGATTTTTAGATCCTAGTAAAGTAAACCAGTCGATGCCAGCTTTAATATCAAAAAAACAATCACCAAGGAAAGATTGAAGTCTAGTTTTTAGATTTTGAACAATGGCATTATTATCTAAAAGGTAATCCTCTCGGCCTTTTCCGAAGTTCCAATCGCCATTTACATCTAAAGACCGAACTCTCATTTTTTCACTCCAACAATTCTCCTATTTGAGTCGCAATCGTTGCCAATGCTGCCGAATTAACCGGAACACCTGACGGGTTTCCTGGTGTTGAGCATATCACTGTTAACGCTTGAAGCTGAGTCAATAAGTCCTGCAATAAAGTATTCAAGTTTCTGGTTTCATTTGCAATCTTAATCAACTCATCCCCGACTCCAACCATCGCGCCACCATTACTGGATAAGACAGCGCGTGTCATGTCGTAGTTTGGTAATGCATTTGGAACTGATCTTACGCCAACTATCGCAATCCCATCAGAGAAGCTATGAAGCCGACTAGACGGTAACTGTGTCACCTGGCCGCTAGACCACCATGTATCAAGTGCTCGGTCGTTGAACAGGATTAGACACTCATCTCCCTCTGCAATCGGGAATGTTAAAGACCAACCACCGCCGCCCATACAGACGACTGGAACATCCATGAGAATTGGATATGATTTCCATTCCACATCGTATTTAAGACCTTCTTTTTTTACAAAGTAACTTTTCTTGTAGTTTATTGTCGCCGTGATTGTTTGATTTGTTGGATTAAAACTCTTTACTGTGCCAACAGCATGACAGTTTAATGATATAAAAATATCTTTTTTCACCATATCAATTAAGTCTTTAAGGCTTGGATCAACTTTTTTATAGTTATTTTTTATTACCGGCGAAGCCATAAATTACACCTGAACCTTAGTGAAAGTGCCTGGCAACATTCCAATCTCTGTCGTGGCTGACCCTGAAACTACTTCTGAAATTATCCCTCTATGTTTTAATGATATTACTTTATGAAGACCATTAAATGCAAGATTCGTTGTGCTTTCTAAAGACACTAATTGCCCTATTTTTAAGCTTGGGTCAAACATAGTTTCAACATGAATGAACTGTGATTCTAGCAATGGAGTTCCAAGAAGACCTGAGGCTGCATTTATTTTTGGTATTTCTCCATCTAAACACTCGTTGTCATTCAAGCAATGTGCGATACCATTATCAATAAAAAAAGCCTGACCAGTAAGGTCTCTTAATAGCTCTGTTGTAGATCCACTGTATGTTTGTCCTTTTGTCGTAGTTCCTGAAAAATCACCAATCGCACCCTTCTGCACTCCCCAGCCACCAAGATTTTTAATCCAGCGGCAAGACTTGAATGTCCAGACCATTCTACCGCCATTTACTATTGAGTTTGATATTCACAGAAATTCATTCAGTTCTGCAAGT